GGATACTACATGCGCGCCGGGTTTGGCGTCGCGCTCCAGTTTTAACGGATAGGTAAACATAGAGAAGCTCCTAGTGAAAAAGGCTGGGGCTTAAAGCCCCAGGTCCTTCATTATTTTCTTGCGTAGCGGTTCAGGCATTTCCTTTGAACCGTGGTCCGGGAAAACCGACCGCTTTCCGTTCAGGTTCACTTTCTGATGACTGCCGCCACCAGGCGCTTTCCTGAACTCTGCCCCTTGCTGGATTAACCAGCGTTTGAACTCTGAATACTTCACAAGTTTCCTTATGCAATTTATCCATCATGGGCGATAAGAATAGTAACACAAAAGATATAAAACACAACAAAAATGTTTATAAACATAACTTCCTTGTTTGGTGGTTGCGTTTTTGGAAAAGCATTTCCGCATATGAAAAAACATCAGCATATGGTGAAAACAACGAAAAATTACTGATGAAATCACACACTGGATAAGCTGCCACGAAATCGGAAACCTTTTGCGGTGAATCATGGCAACGAAAGACAAAAACAAGGGCTTTCTGTCGGCATTGAAGAAAGCCTTCAGCGGTGGTGATGTTACGCCTGCCGATCCGGTCGTATTTGCGAGCGGGCATAGCGTCGTTGCTCGTTCTGGCCTGTCCGCCTTGCGTCCTGGCATCCTGGGGAGCAATAGCGATGGCATGACAAGCGCGGCGGATACTGTATCTATATCGGCAGAATTACCGAGTGACCGCCTGCAAAAATACAACATACTGGAGACGATGGCGAAAAGCCCGACTATCTCCACAGCATTAAACATTCACATTGCGCATTCTCTGGCTCCATCAAAAAAAACAGGCCTCGCATTTATTCTCTCTCCGAAAAATGGGGCGGATAAGGAGGCTGTAAGTCGATGTGAGGAATTGACCGCTGATTTAAGCTCAATGATTAATGATGGCCTGCCATCGTGGGCCATGATCATGGCTATTTTCGGTGTGTCGTATATCCGTCCATATGCAGAGCAAGGGAAGGGGATAACTGGAATTGAGTCGAGCTATTACACGCTCCCTCATTTCGTTCAGGAGTTTTATCGCGGTAGCCAACTTGTCGGATTCAGCGGTGATTATATTCTGGATACGCATACTTTGCGCAGAGTTATAACCGAACCGTGGAATCTGGTTTCCATGAAAAACCCGTACTGGATGCCTCAGCATAAAGTAATGCCAGTAACTTACGGCACTAACGGCTATTCCTTGCTTAGTGAACAGCAGGACAAGCCGTTAATGGAGACGCAGAACTACGGTACGTCGTTTCTTGAATACAGTTATGAACCCTACCTGAATTTATGTGCCGCGCTTGCTGCGCTGAAAGCAACGCGAAACAACGCTGCAAAAATTGATCGCCTGATTGCACTCACAACGAACACGATAGATCCGGTAAACGCGGCGAATTATACGCGCGGGGTCAGCCAGGCACTGAAGCGTCATAGCGACCTCGTAGCGCAACGGTCGATTAATTCTAATGCTCTCCCATCTGTACTTAACCATCTGATACCCGTCATGGGGGATGGGAAGAACGGGATCACCATTGATACGCAATCTATACCCGCAGATATCAGTGGTATCGAAGACGTTATGTTTCATCTCCGACAGCTCGCGGCAAGCCTCGGTATTGACGCAACAATGCTTGGCTGGGCTGATCAGATGAGTGGTGGACTTGGAGAAGGCGGTTGGCAGCAAACAGCTATCCAGGCCGCCTTACGCGCGAACTGGATCAGACAGGCCGCCCAGCGGACTATTTATCGGCTTCATGACATTCACCTCGCTTATAAATACGGGAAGGTTTACACCGAAAAAAACCGTCCTTATGACGTGCAATTCAACTCAATGAACACAGCTATCCAGGAAGAGGAAAACCGAGAGCTGGATGCGCGCGCCAACTTCGTAGCTGTCATCTCGCAAATAATGGACCAGATCCAGAACAACCCGAAACTGGCGGGTAGCGACGCGTTTATGCGTTATCTGTTCACCGAACAGCTTCGTATCGACGATGACACTCTCAACGTAATGATCAAAGAGTTTAAGGCGAATGAATCAGAGCAAAACAACGAGCATGGTATGTACGAATCCGCGCCGTTGTCGTCCGGTGACGATCCGGAAAACTGGACGCAAGAACAATTAATCAACTTTGCAAAATTTGTGATGAGCAATAATTAACCGGAGGGAAATAATGCAATCACTGAATACCGTTACGGATCGCTTCTCCCTGGTAGAGAAAATCCGCAAACACACACCTCAGAACAATCGCAATTACGTTATCCAGTCGGTACGAGACACATTCAACTCGCCAGAAACAAAAGAGCGTATCGCACTGGGTGAGATGTATGGTTATTACGGTCATGGTCGCCGGGCGATGCACTATAACAAAACGAAAAGCCTGGACTTGCCGGAAGTCTCTGTTGTGATGGTAGATGGGAAGCCTGTTGTATTGGAGAACGTGCCGTCAAACAGGACTATCGACATTTCAATTGACGACAACGGCATTGTTACCCATACACAGGAAATACTGGATACGGACACCGGACGTATTGTTCAGGGTATGATTAATTCTGGCGCAGGTGGTTGGTCATGGGCTACATCTGGTCCAGATTACTCTGTATCCCTGGTAAAGTCTTTTCACGGTTTTGATTACGTAACAGTGCCTAACTATATCAGCCTCGACAAGAAAAGCCTGATGCTTGAATCAGCAGAAGAACGCGACGCGGCGATTCATGCGGCACTTATCGAACAAGGTTTTACCGATAATGCTGCTACGGATCTGGTTCACCACTTTTCAGCAATGAAGAGTCAGCAAGCCATATTCGAATCAGCACAACGTGAAGTTCTGGAGTCGGAACTGATACATCTTGAAGTGGAAAATATGCAGCTTCGCGACAAACTACGCGACCAGGCCGCGATGATGGAAAGCCAGGGGGAGAACGCAAAGAAATCCCGCCGTATTTTGCGTGATGCTATCCAGGAAATGCCTGTTTTTATCAGCGCAGAACAGCGCCGGGCGCTCTGCCGTATGCAGTCAGAGGATGATGCACGCATTGTCGCAGCGATGCTTGAATCCCTGGGGGCTAATGCCACTTATGGTCTGCCAATATCAGCCAATAAACAACAAGAAATACCGGTGAAAGAGAACAAGACGGTGACTCCGCTGATCTTTGTGTCTAAGAGGATGTGAGCTAAAAGCTAGCTTAATTTTCTAACACAGTGTGTTTTTATACACTGTTGATCCGACGGCGCGTGATCGAGTAGGATCGCGGTCACTGCTCCGGTAGCGACTGCCAAAAAAGCAAAAGCCGCTGAGAAGCGGCTTTTGGGTGTATAAATCTCCGGACATAGATTTATACGGTAGATAGATTTTTCACGGTACTATCTGGTGAGTATTTTAAATTCAGTTTCAGTAACTTTCAACACTTCTGAGTATAAAAACAACACTGAATACCACAAAAAAATCAAAGGTCATCAGTTGAGTTTTTTTGCTCGTCATAGCGGTTTTCTTTCCCCTTCACATAGCGCCATTATTGCCGAGTTCGCCAACCTGGCAGGAGCTACCGATGAATACATGATCCGTCGCTCATATGCTGATATGTCCGAGATTACAGGACGCAGTATTTCTACTGTGCGCCGGGCATTTACCGAAGCGACGAAGTGCGGAATGCTTGTTAAGCAGCATCAGGTAGCGAATAACAATGCTCAGGTGTGTAACGTGTACCGGTTTACAACACAATTTCTCCACTTCATTCATGTAGCAATGGAGATAGGGAGTAAGCAGGGCATCAAATTTGCCAACGCCACAAAACTGGTTAAGCAGTTGATTTCAAAGGTTCGTTATTTTTTTGAAACTGGGAACCCCCTGTTCAAATTGAACAAGTCCCCCCATGTTCAAAATGAACAGCCAATAGAAAATAAGAGTCACTCTATAGCCAAAAGAAGAGAAAGATCATGCGCGGTTCAGCCAAAGGCTTCACCAGCAGATAGTTCTCAAGCGGATAATGGCTTGCTGGATAAAAAAACAGTAATCAGGGAAGAACATACCAACCACTGCCTGGCGGCAGCAAAAGCGAGAGCTGCAAAGCGTCGTTCAGACGAGGGGTACGCAAAACGGCAGGCTCTGTATCGTACCGCTGAAAAACTGGCAAAAAAATTTGCATGGTTACGTAGTGCTACCACAGTGAATAAGCCCAAACGATCCAGCGCCCTGGATTTCTCTATGGATTATTCTGCTTCCCAGGGATGTGCAACCATCAATGAAGCATTTGACCTGATGAAACAGCGTGGCTATCGGTCTGAATTTGACCGGGAAGACTGGTCAATTCCGGAGGGCTTTCGGGGATGATGTTGCGATTGACTGTACAATAACCGTGCGGCGGGAATTTCATCGCTCTAAAATGTATGTTAGAAAATTAAATTGATGTTTCTAATCAAGAATGTATGATTTATATCGTCACTAAAAAACAGCATCTGATAAAAATTCTGTTGATCTTTCTAATGTTCAGGCTTATATTCATGCCGTCGTAGCAAATTCTGCGACCGGGTTTAGCAGCCTGAATGTTAGTGCGGACAACCGCAGATATCCGATATTGCGGTATTTTTGTGTCCGTAAAACCGCGTTACGCCCAAATTATGGTGGGGCGTGATGGGGAGGCTTCGGCCTGCTGGTTTCACTAACGCCAGTCTGCTAACCCCGTCACGTCCTGCCACCTGTTTAGCAGCGGGTAGCAGGTTGTTAAACCTGTTAGTGAGGCCGTAACTATGGTTAATGCCAATCCTTGCTCACGTCCAGAATTCATCTGGCGTTTTCACTCCCTGCAAAAACACTGCGATCACTTCGCAATTGCCGCAACTGAAAAAGAAGCCCGTTCTCTGATCCCGGATCAGTATGGCGTTCTCACTGGTCGTTTCTCTACTTCCCCACAACCAAACACCAATCCCTGGTATCGCAATATTACCAATCCCGGCATTGTGGAGGCTCACTGATGGATATCTGCATTCTCGAAAAGCCATCAATGACAAGCATTGAGATCGCGGAGCTGGTGGGAAAACGTCATGACAATGTGAAACGCACTATTGAGACATTAGCCAAAGGTGGCGTTATTGTTCGTCCTCAAATTGAGGTTTTCGAAAAAATCAATAACTTAGGACTACGACGTAGTGTTGAGGCTTACGTCTTCGAAGGCGAGCAAGGCAAGCGCGATAGCATTATCGTCGTCGCGCAGCTCTCTCCCGAATTCACCGCCCGGCTGGTGGACCGCTGGCGCGAACTGGAGAATGCCCGGGTACAGTTAAAATCAAAAGCCGAAATCCTGGCCGAAATGGCGCAAATGCATCTTGAGCATGAACGCCGGATCAACGCCGTTAATGCCCAGGTAGCCGAAGTATCCGCACAAGTGTCCAAAGTCGCTGAAACCGTCGAGCAGATCAAGAAAGGCAATATTCCGGAAGGCTACATTGGCTATCGCCAGTTGGCGGCAAAATGCGGCCTGACTGAAGCCAAATGCCGCAACCTGGTCAACGCTTACCGGATACCCACTGATACGCATGAGTTTTTGACGCCAGAGGGGGTATTGTCGCGTCGTACTATTGTGGCCTTATCTCCCTTCATGAATGCCTTTACCCTGATGATGTCGGAGGCTGAACACCGAGGAAAACGCTGGTATCATCCCAGGATGGGGCTATTTCAGGCCATTCACCATCCTGTGCCTGAAAGTCCAAAGGCAAACCTGTCGTTGCATACCGCCAGAGAGAAGATTAAAACAGGGTATGCAACCGTATGCCGTCGAGCATCCTGGCCTGAAAGTGTCTGGGTATGGCCCGAAAGAGGCTCACGGAAAAACTGGCGCACCATTCGCGACGGCAAGATCTGTGCGATTGATTTACAGCCAGAAGATGTAGCAGCGACCGACTGGATTGTTAGTTAATAGATTTGCCCCGGTCATGCCGGGGCTTTAACTACTAAGTGACCGGACACAGCAAAATGTATGCCACGAAAAAAATTGATTTCACTTATTCTTCCGCCACAATTGAGCGGCGCTTCACCCTCATTAGAGAGTTGGAACTGTCAAAAGTCTGGTATCAAATTCTACTGGATGAAGAGTTCTCACTGATGATAATGGCTGAAAAAGAAGCAATGCCGAATGACCGGCATAAAGTCATTGCCAGCCTTGACCTGGTGACAAACAGATACTGGGAGACAGAGGAACTGCGTGAAGCGGGAGTAATTCGTGACCTGATGGAGAGTTCCGTTCCCCGCCGCTATCGTGCGGGAAACGAAATCTCCGTGATTAAAGGGGCTTAAAGCTCACCAGCACGCTGTTTTTCAAGCGTAGATTTAACATTGGGCGCTTTCCCTTTAAAAGAATGGAAAGTGCCACATTTTTCTGTTTTAACCTCGCGCAGAGCTTCGCCATCGGCGTTCTGCCATTGATGAGATAACGTCATATCACCGCGAGAAGGAACATCCAGCGAGTACAACGTGTAAGTTCCCCCCATCTCGGCATACTCCTGGAACACATAGCTCATTACGTCAGATTCAGTTTTCCGGTGCGCGTTATCGACCTTATTCCCATTCAGAAATATGGCGTTCGGATAGATTTTTATATCAAACCTACCGCACTTCACTTGTAAATTCCCGGCGTGAGCGATCAAAGGGAAAGCTGCCAATAAAGCAATAGCTAATCTTTTCAATTCTGCCTCCGCTGCGTAACTTATTGCCCGTATTGTTTACACCATTGCTCTGCCATTTGTGGGGCTAAAGGCCCAGCCACTGCGCTGTATTCTGCTGTTTTGCTTTGCACGCATGAGGCAGATGGTTTTTTATTGCGCTGTTCCTTGAGTTGTTTTTCATAGGCAACGATGGCATCGAAACCAGCTACATCTTCCTCCCTCATGAACCCTTTCTTGATCAGAAACTGCTGACCTTCCGGCACCAATGCTAGAGCATACAACGGCTGCAACAGCTCCCCCAATCCTTCCCGGCTATAAACTTGAAACTGCATCCAGCTTTTACTTAACGCTGTCATAGTGTCTTTGGTGGAATAGCCAGCCTTGCGTATAGCCTTGTCTAATCGATCTGCTGAATACGCAAACAAACAGAAATCGCCCTTTCCTGTAAACCCCGGTTCAACCGGTTGCAACGTGATATTTTCTTTTTCGCAAAAGTCTATAAATTCATCAGGTCTATCGGTTTTATAGTCCCGCAATACCTTCAGTCCAGCCTCATACTTTGCAGGTAACGCGCCTGCATAGGCAGCATTAAGAGAAACTCCCCCCAATATAACCGCGAGCACTGCTCCCAAAACCCTTAACTTCACAAAACCATCCTTCATGTAAAAAAACTGAAGTTTTATGTTACAAAAGCAAACATCTACGCCAAAATGACCTAGGCCAAATTCAGCGCGAATAAAAAATTCAAAAAAATTGTTGACACTATTCTGGAAATCACAATCTGGACAAAATCCATTACGCAAACGGCTCCCGTTGAAGGTTCTTTTGACGACTAACTTTCAGCCGATGCGCGGTAGGGAGTCATAACGCCAAAGCAGGCCGCCATGTGCGGCCTTTTTTTGTGCCTGCTATCGTGGAGTAAAAGCCATGCAAAAGATCGCAATATTCAGCCTTTCTACTAACAAGCCGCTGATGGCTACAGCAGTCCTGAAAGACGGCGCGCTTGTAATTGACAAAGTAAAGCCGCTCCCTGCATCTGCTATTGAACAAAAACGAAAAATTCCACCAGTAATTGCCGAGCTGCGTAAAAGTGAATTTAAGGTGCTGGTTGACGAAATCACGCCAACCATTTCAGCCGGTACAGGTGCCAGCCAGGTAACATTAAAAACACGGCACGCCGACGGCAGAGCAGCGATCATTGTCGGCATGGAGAGATACCGGGAGCTGAAACTACAAAGGCTGCTATCCCTGCCTGACAAGAACAAAGGGGCATTTGAGATCCCCGACTCTATCGTCGATACCGAATACAACGGCAACGGTGAAGAGGTTTATCGAGTTAACTGGCAAGATATCCGACCAGAGCACATCCTGATGATTCTGTGCTGCTATGCAACGGTATACCACAATGTTGCCAGCGCGGATTACCTGAAACAAATGACAGGAGCGGTAGAGAAAGAAAACAAAGCAGGGATAATGGCCTCGTTCCTGTCCATTATCAGCGATCAAAAAGCTAAAGCAGGAAATACCCAACCAAAATCGCTGGCCGGGCAAGTAATTGATGAAGATACGGTGATACTTTAATCAACTCAGTAGCTTTGTTAACTCCCTTAATACCAGGTAGAAGAGTAACAAAAATACTAACGCCAGTATTTGCGTGGTCAACGAGGCGTTCATAAACAGAACAATTAGCTTTAACAATTCGAGAATAACGTCCATGTCATTCACACTATTTAATTTTTAATCTACAGCCAGCAAACAATGAAGCTGCCCCCCGCATAAAGATTAATGAAAGTCACTTGTTGACAGTCAATAAATTCAGTGCGGCGAAGAAACTCTGTCTATACGGATAGTGCTTGCATTTTGCCCTTTCCGCGTGTAGTGTGTATACACAAGTCACGCACACGGATGGAATTATTTTGATTAAGTCATTTCGCCATAAGGGGCTTGAACGCTTTTTCAAGACAGGTTCAACCGCAGGCATTCAGACCAAACATGCGGTTAAGCTACGCATTCAATTGACTGCTCTTAATACAGCTAAACGCCCGGACGATATGTCTGCGCCTGGATGGGAATTACACCCACTAAAGGGGGCGGACCTTAAAGGTCACTGGGCAATATCGGTAAACGGTAACTGGCGACTTACCTTCCGATTTGAAGGAGAAGACGCAATTCTAGTTGACTATCAGGATTATCATTGAGGAACACTATGAGTCGTATGCATAATCCCGCGCATCCAGGCGCGGTTCTTCGTGAATATTTGGGAGACATGTCAGTCACAGACGCAGCTGCTGCATTAGGCATTACTCGCACGGCACTTTCCCGAATTCTGAACGAAAAAACAGGTATTTCTGCTGATATGGCACTTCGTCTGGAGTCCGCTCTTGGAACCAGTGCCGAAATGTGGACCGGTATGCAATCCCAGTATGAGCTTTGGGTTGCTTCGCAAACCGCTCGCCCAAACATCCGTCCATTATTTTCCCACGCATAATTTTACAGCGTCACCAGGCCAGGTGACGCTGCTTTCCCGCATTTCACACCCTGCATACAGTTCCCCACAGGTTATGACTGTGAGGAACTGTTATGAGTTACAGCAGACTCGACGATCGATGCATTGAAGACGATGTGCTGCGCGCACTATTCCATCAGGAGATGATCAAGCGGGTATCGGAGTATCACTCCGATAATTTCCAGTACACGATAAAAATTGATGAGGTTTATCGCTCAGACCTAGCGGCCTATCGCGCCTATGGCAACGCTGATTTGCGCTGGGTATTTCGCGTGCTGGTGGGCCATGAGTCAGAAATGGAAGAAATGCCGGTAGGGACAACGTTAACTCTTCCTGACGCAGCATGGCTAAGAAACAAGATTCGCGATTACGCTGGCTCGGCACCGGAGATAGAAAATGCCTGACTTCCAGAAAAATCAGGACGGGCGATATATCACTGACGGCCTGTCCTCTAAGGATTTCACACGCGTATTTGAACTCATCAGGAAAGAGCAAAACCGCAAACGCCGCCAGGCGCACAGGACACTCACGCCGGGCAGGCTTAGGAATAAATCAGCCGAAGACATTCTTAAGCTGGGGAAAAAGAAAGGCGGCACGTTCTTTACGCGTGACGATCTGAAAGGCTTCGAAAAGCTGCGAAGCAAAGCACGCGAAAAATATGACAGCAAGACGGCTGGCATTACATACGCACAACTGGTAGCGTCCAGCCAGGCTATCGATATTAAGCGAGCAAATAACGCCGTAGACGACGGTTCTGGTATCAAAAGAGCTACGCCCGTATCTCTTCGTCACAATGTGATTAATATCCGCGTGGAAGCGTCCGATATATCCGTTCACCAGCACCACATTGTCCGGGTACGTTTTGAAGAATGGGATCAGATAGTCGATGACATCGCAGAAGACGATAAATCAGCCCTGAAAGTCACAAAATCACTGTGTGCCGGGCGAGTGTCTTTCGACTGTGACTGCGGTCGCCATCAATACTGGTATCGCTACATCGCCACTGCGGGTAACTTTGCCCTGGCCCCGCCAAAAGAATACGCCTATCCAAAAGTTCGCAACCCTAAGCTGCAAGGCGTCGCCTGTAAACATGTGATCCACTCAATGACACGACTACAGTCTGCCAGTTGGCAGATGAGTATTGCTCGCGCCCTGCAAAAAGCTGCAACGCAAGTTGCCTTTGGTGACGATCGCCGCCGCACGACAAAACACTTCACAAAAGAAGACGAGAAGGCGTTCAATCGAAACCGTAGCAGCAAAACGAATGTTGAGGCAGCTAAACGTGAATGGAAGCTCTATCAGAAACGCCAGGCCGCTTTAAGCTCAAAACTGGCAAAGGACAACGGTAAGATCGACAAGCTGCGCGACCAACTGACCAGGGCCAGAAAGTTATCCGACGCACAGAAAAAACGGGCAGCGGCAAAAGAAGCTGCTTTGCAACGGGAGAAGCAGAAAAACAAGGAACTTCAGCAACGCCTTGCTGATCAGTTCGCACTGAAGAAGCAGGCGTTCATTGATGCGCTTGTTATGGCAGGAACACCACCAG